AGTAACAAAGATTAGAAACCATCTTGCTAATCCATGAGGCTAGTGGAGCAACGCCTATCGCTTCTGCGGTTTCAGCGCGCCCTTCTTCAAAGCCTTTTCCGCCCAATCCGCCCTTAGGTGCAAAACCAATTTCCGCAGGTTGTACGCCAAAGTGACCACAAATAGATGTAATCAAATAATCATCAAGTGTATCTTTAAACTTTTCTCCATAACCATCATTAACTACAGGTGTTAGACCCTTTGGAAGTAATCTTGCGCGCTTACGCTGTTCTGTTTGCCCTGCTAAATCATCATTTAATATGTTTTCATAGGCTCTAAGTAAGTCAGGATTATTGCCCCAATCCTCATCAGTTGTGAACATCAATTCAGGTAATACACCATCTGTGTATTCGGCTCTTAACCATTGTTGGCGGCGCAAGTAAATATCCGCTAATGGTAGGGCGCGCTCAACGGGGCTATATCCATAAACGCTAATGCTTCTACGGTTACGGACCATGTAAGCAAGTTGGTCGCTCGTAAATTCGCCGTCTGCCTTTGGGTCCTCATCTGTTGCGCTAAATTCTGAACGAGGGAAACCATAAAGTATCTGTTGGAACGCCGCGTTTGGTGGCATTGGGCGCATGCCACGGTCATCAATCAAAGGTTTGATGGTTGAGCCGTCTAGTATTTGAAATCCATATAAGTCGCCGCCTACTGTTGGTTGTGGGTATACAGCCCAAGCATCAATTACAAGAATGTCCTCAAGAGCAATATTTAGCCAATCATTCCAAATCAATCCGTTTGCTTTATCGGGTGATTCCCAAAATTCACGAACGCGTGTTATTTCCTCTGTGTATTTCTCGCGCGCGCGAGCCATAGCGCGTACATGGTCGCCGCCTGATTCTGCAACAATCTTTTCTGAAGCATCGTTGCCTAAAACAATATCCCAATCAAGACCGTTTAATTTGTTCTTAGTTACTTCTATACATCTACGGAGAATGTCAATAGAGTCTGCGGCGGCTCGTAATGTCTTAAAAGGTACAAGGCGTGTTTCAGTTACATTTATGTTTTGCGCTACTTGATATTCATAGCGCCTTGGTTGTGGTCGCCCATTGTCTTGCAGGGGATTGATTGCGCCTGGAGTAATCGGTAGACCAGGACCAAAAGGAACAGTGGCGCTAAATGGTGCGCGTGGTAGGGCTACAGAGTTACCGTATGTTTGGCGCATAGTCAGTGCTTCTGCCTGATTACGCATTTCTGATTCCGTCATTGCCACTGAACCCGCAGGTAATCGTGGCGATTTTTCTACATCACTTGTTGCTATTACTCTTGCGATACGGTCACGCAGACCCATGTGTATCTCCCTTTGTTGCCCCTTGCGAATCGGGCGTGTTGTAATGATAGCCATTTTTGCGCTTCTTTGCAGTGATAAGGTGAAGCCATGAATCTAGTGCAGAAGGCAGTTTTAGGTGGGGGCAAATTAGCGCCCTTAGTTATTAGTCATGGTTTGACCAGTGGTACAGGGCTTATGAACCCTTCTATTTTTATAGATGATGATGGCGACATATTGGTAAATCTTCGCCATGTTAATTACACGCTTTACCATGCAGAAAACACCCAACGATTTCCTAGCCGTTGGGGTCCTTTGTCATATCTGCACCCTGAAAAAGATAGGCGATTGATTACAACCAATTATCTTTGTAGGGTAAATAAAGATTTGGTTATGACTGATTACACCAAGGTAGACACATCAGAATTTGATGTAGAGCCTATATGGGAGTTTGTTGGAGAGGAAGATTGCCGCGTTGTGCAATGGGAACGGGATTATTACTTAGTAGGAGTGCGGCGCGATACTACTTCCAATGGACAAGGGCGCATGGAGTATTCCAAGATTGAACTAGATAAAGACGCATGGAGTGCTAAAGAGGTAAGCCGTGTGCGTATTCCTGCTCCTGCGCCTGATAGTTCTTACTGTGAAAAGAATTGGGTTCCTATTATTGATAAGCCATTTCACTTTGTTAAATGGACCATGCCTACTGAAGTAGTTTATGCAGACCCAAAAGAGGGCACATGTGAACAAGTGTTTTTGCGCCATACACCTGCCGCTCCTGCCGACCAGCGTGGTTCTAGTCAGGTAATCCCTTGGGGTAATGTCTACATATCTATAACGCATGAGGTTAATTTGTTTAAAAATTACTTAAAACAAAAAGATGCTATCTATAAACATCGCGTTGTAGTCTTTGATAAAGAAATGAATTTTATTGGACTAAGTAAATCTTTTAGTTTCCTTGATGCCCGTGTAGAGTTCTGTGTAGGAGCGGCGCGTTTGGGTGATGATTTATTAGTTAGTTTTGGTTTCCAAGATAACGCGGCGTTCATTTTACAGGTTCCACAATTTGTCCTGGAAGATTTAATATTGGAGGCTTTGGTTTATGAACATTGAAGATTTGATTATTGAATTATCACACAAGCCTTTTAGCCCTGAACTTAATTTTAAAGTTGCTGTTAAATATGAAGAATTACATCAAAGCGCTTCTGCCGTGTCTTTCTACCTACGAACTGCAGAATACGGTTATGACAAAAACCCATCCTTGGTTTATGCAAGCCTATGCAAGTTAGCCCATTGTTTTGAGGACCAAAAAGATAGAGCCTGGACCGTAAGCAATTGTTTGTTACAGGCTGTGTCATATTTGCCTTATCGCCCTGAGGGTTATTTTCTTTTGTCGCGTTTTTATGAGAAAGCACAACAATGGCAAGAGGCTTATACATGGGCTGAGATGGGATTGCGTACAGAAACTCTGCCTGAGTTACCTGTAGATGTTATGTATGCGGGGCGTTATTGTTTAGAGTTCCAAAAAGCCATTAGCGCTTATTGGGTGGGTCGCCCACAAGAGAGTAAAGAAATGCTTATAAGATTAAGCCAAATGGAGTTACCAATTGATTACCAAAAGGCTATAGAAGAAAATTTAGGGAGGCTAAGTGCTGTTCTTTGATATTGGCGCTAATCGTGGGGATGCAACATTAGTTGCATTACAACAAGGCTATGATGTTATTGCTGTTGAGCCTGCACCTCGTGTATTTGGGCAGTTAATAAAAAACTTTATTTACAATCCTCGTGTAACTCCTTTGCGTTATGCAATAAGTGATACAGATTATCAACTTGTTGAGTTTTATGAATGTGTAGAGGATGGACTAAGCACTTTGAATAAAGATTGGCTTACCAATGAAACGATGCCTTATTGTGGCAAAGAATATCGCACCATAAAAGCAACAACTATTACCCTAGATACCCTTGCTGAAAAATTTGGGCCACCCGATTTAATAAAGATTGATGTGGAGGGAGCAGAGTGGCATGTATTACGCGGCATGACACGCAAGTACAACACCCTTGCTATGGAATGGACATTTGAAACTATGGCAGAGCATGAGGCACAAATGGATTATTTATATGCTCTTGGATACAGGCAAATTGCTCTGCAATACATTGTAAATCACCTAGAACAACCGGAAGATTGGTTTTTATTGCAAGAAAATAATACAAATCAGATGCTTATATGGCATCAAGAAACATCTGATGAGTGGATAGAAAGCGGTTGGCAAAAGGCAGGATTACGCCCCACTGCAGATGTAGGAATGATGTGGGTTCGTTAATCTTTACTAAGTTTTAGATTATGGTTAAACTTCTACCCAACTAAGTGTTGTTTCATCCCAAACATAATCTTTTCCGTCATTTGGATATGGAACTGGAGGTATCCACCAATAAGTTTCTGAGTCAAGAATCCAAGAAGGATAAGGTTGTGGCGCAAAGAAACCAATGCCATCAAAATTATATCCAATGCCAGCATAATTCTTGCGAAATGCAGGGCTACCATCATCGCCATAATGAACGCCGCCGCTAGTCCAGTATGAGGTGCGCTTGCAAACTTGCCCTCTGAAATTACCATACCAAGTTTCGGTGTCTAAACCATCTATTAGTTCAGTTTCATCTATGCCAGCAATAACTTCAGTCACTATGTTGTTTTCATCTAAAAATGCGTAATGTGCCATTAGTTAAAAGTCACCGTGCCTGTTCCCGCCGTAATTTGATAAACTCTAAATCCACTTCTTGTAGGTTGCGTAAAAGTTAATCCACCTGAAACTGTTGCCGCAGGGAAAGTATCAGCGTAGGCAATAATAACTATGCCTGAACCCCCTGCTCCCCCTGTATTTGCGGCGTAAGTTCCTCCCCCGCCCCCTCCACCCGTGTTTACAGTACCCGCAGTACCAGTACCCGTTGGTTGCCCCCCGCCTTGCCAATTAACACCTGCGCCTCCCCCTCCTGAACCCCCTGCGCCTGCATTTCTTTCCCTTGAGAGGGAATCTCGCAGAGTACCCCCGCCTCCACCCGCTCTTGTCGTTGCAGTTCCATTTATTGAAGATGATGTTCCTGCGCCGCCATTTCCTCCCCCGCTTGGATAAGTTCCAAAATAATCAGCGTTTCCCCCAACCGCGCTTGCTCCTCCCCCTCCGCCGGCGGCAAATGAATCTGCATTTCCTCCGACATTTCCTTGGCCTGACGTTCCATTTCCCCCATTTCCAATATTAGAAGCCTCTCGTGTTCCTCCTCCTCCTGAGCCTCCAGTTGCTCCATCATACAAAGTGCGTAGTCCACCTCTGCCACCCCCTGTAGATGTAATAGAACTAAATATTGAATTACTACCATTAACACCAGATGCGCCACCTGCACCTATTGTCACTGTATATGCAGTACCTACAGAAATAGCAAGAGAACTTGCACGATAACCTCCCGCGCCCGCACCTCCTCCTGCAATCACATCTGAACCAGTACCCTCGCCATTTCCTCCTCCGCCTCCCCCTGCGACTACAAGATAATCAACAGATGTTAAAGCAGGTTGTACGGGAGTCACTGAATTAGAAGCGGCAGAAGGCGCAGAAGTTCCCACCGCATTTGTTGCTGTTACCGTAAATGTATATCCAGTGTTATTTGTTAATCCTGATACTGTTATTGGTGAAGAACCTGTGCCTGTTAATGAACCAGGGCTTGATGTTGCCGTAAAAGTTGTAATTGGTAATTTGCCATCATATGAAGGTGCGGTATATGTGACCGTAGCACTAGCATTTCCGCCTGTTGCTGTGCCTATTGTTGGAGCGTTTGGTACGCTTTTTGTAGCAGAAGCCCCTACTCCAGTTGCTAGAGTCATTATGCAGACAAATCGCCCGTTAAAGTAAATGTATTAGTGCCTGTGCAAATCAAAGAGGCAAAACTGTATTGAGCGCGCAATTTTAATC